GTCGAGAAAAAACCCGAACGAGAGAAAAACGAGACAAGATGCGGCGAAAAGGCCGGTGATGCTATGAAAAAAGCGAAGAAGAGCGGAACCGGCGCGAAGGCCGCAGACAATTTCATTCTGGCGTACTACCAGCAGATCGTTGACGGCTCGGTGACGGTCGGGAGATGGATTCGGCTGCTATATGAGTTCCTCGTGACAGGTCTGGAAGAGAAACGGTTTACGTTCGACCAGAAAAAGGCGAACGCTGCGATAGATTGGATCGAGACGCATTGCTTTCACACAAAAGGCCCGATGGCTCCGAAGGCGTTTAAGCTGGAGCTGTGGCAAAAGGCGATGCTGTCGGCGATCTACGGTATCTTGGACGAGGACGGAAACCGGCGTTTTCGCGAGGTGCTGCTTGTGGTGGCGAGAAAGAACGGGAAGAGCCTTCTCGCTGCTGGGTGCGCGGATTACACCTATCAGGTCGACGGCGGCTATGGCTCGGAGGTCTACTGCATCGCGCCAAAGCTGGAGCAGGCGGATATTATCTACTCGAACGTGTGGCAGATGATCCAGCTCGACCCGGCGTATCAAGAGGCGTATCGGGAAGCCGACCAACGCGACGAGCACAACAAGAGAATCAGCGACGGCTCTGAGCTGCCGAAGAAGCGGCAGAGCGATCTATATATCGCGGCGACCAACAGCATCATGAAAAAGATCGCCTTCTCGGCGAAGAAGTCGGACGGCTTCAATCCGAGCCTGTGCATCTGCGACGAGATCGCGGCGTGGGAGGGCGACAAAGGGCTGAAGCAGTACGAGGTCATGGCGTCGGCTATGGGCGCCAGACCTGACGGCCTTCTCCTGAGCTGCACGACGAGCGGCTACATCAATGACAGCGTTTTCGATGAGCTGATGAAGCGGTCGACGCGGTTTCTGATGGGCGATAGCAGAGAAACGAGCCTTCTGCCGATCATCTACATGGTCGATGATGTCGAGAAGTGGAACGACATTAACGAGCTGAGGAAGGCCAATCCGAATCTCGGTGTGAGCGTGCCGGTCAAGTTCATGCTCGGCGAGATCGCGAAAGCCGAGGGCAGCCTGAGCAAGAAAAGCGAGTTCCTGACGAAATACTGCTGCGTAAAGCAGAACAGCTCGACGGCATGGCTTTCGGCTCAGGACGTGGAGCGTATGAGCGGCCCGGCGCTCCGGCTGGAGGACTTCCGCAACAGCTACTGTGTCGGCGGCATCGACTTGTCGCAGACGCGCGACCTGACGGCCTGCTGTGTTGTGATCGAGCGTGGCGGCGAATTGTATGTCTTTTCCCAGTTCTTCCTCCCGCGCGAGCGCATCGACGAGGCAACGCAGCGCGACGGTGTGCCGTACAACATCTACGTCCGGCGCGGGCTGTTGACGCTCAGCGGAGACAACTTTGTGGACTATCACGACTGCGAGGTTTGGTTCCGGCGGCTCGTGGAAGAATATCAGATCTTCCCGCTGCAAGTCGGCTATGACCGGTACTCGGCTCAGTATCTCGTTCAGGACATGACGGCCTTCGGATTTCACATGGACGACGTCTTCCAGGGCGAGAACCTCTGGCCTGTGCTCCAAGAGATGGAAGGCCTGATAGCGGACGGGCGTGCGCACATTGGCGACAACGACCTGCTGAAACAGCACCTTCTGAACGCGGCTATCAAGATGAGCACAGAGCGCGGGCGTGGAAAGCTGGTCAAGGTCAATCCTTCGCTGCATATCGACGGCACGGCTGCGCTGGCCGACGCTTTCACGGTGCGGCAAAAGTGGTATGCCGAGATTGGCGAACAACTCAGAAACGAGGGGTGATAACGTGGGGCTTTTCGATACGCTTTTCGGGAAGCGGCCGAAGCCGACCGGCGATTATGGCGGCGAATGGAAGATGCTCAACGGCTACGAGCCGCATTTCTCCACCTTCGGCGGCTCTATTTACGAATCCGAGCTTGTGAGGGCGAGCATCGACGCCATCGCTCGACACATTTCTAAGCTCTCGGTGCAGACGGCAGGCTCGGCGCGGCCAAAGCTTCAGACAAAGTTGAAGCACGGCCCGAACGAGTTCCAGAGCTGGTCGCAGTTCCTATACCGGCTCGCGACGATCCTGTATGTGCACAACACGGCTTTTATCGCGCCGGTTTATGACCAGTACGGCGAGCCGAGCGGAGTGTTTGCCGTCCTGCCGGAGAAGTGCGAGATCGTCCAGTACGGCGAGAACAAGACGCCTTATCTTCGGTATCACTTCGGATGGGGTGAGACGGCGGCCATTGAGCTGGAATACTGCGGAATTATGACGCGGTTCCAGTACAAGAGCGACATATTCGGCGAGACCAACCGTGCGCTGGTGCCGACGATGGACTTGATCTCGATGCAAAATCAGGGAATTCAGGAGGGCGTGAAGAGCGCGGCGACCTACCGCTTCATGGCTCAGCTCTCTAACTTCGCCAAGGCGGAAGACCTCGCGAAGGAGCGCAAGCGCTTCACCGAGGAGAATTTCTCGAAAGACGCCGGCGGCGGCGGGATGCTGCTTTTCCCGAACACCTACCAGAACATCAAGCAGATCGAGGCGAAGCCGTTTGTAGTGGACGCCGACCAGATGGGAGTCATCAACAAGGCTGTCTACGAATACTTCGGCGTCAACGAGGACGTGCTGACGAATAAAGCCTACGGCGATGCGTGGGCGGCCTTCTACGAGGGCTGCATTGAGCCGTTCGCGGTGCAGTTCTCTGAGGTTATGACGCGGATGCTGTTCACGTTCCGCGAGCAGTCGCAGGGCAACCTCGTAATGGCGACGGCGAACCGGCTCCAGTACATGACCAACGCCGACAAACTGAACGTATCGGCTCAGATGATGGATCGCGGCATCATGAGCATCAACGAGGTGCGCGAAATTTGGCAGCTTCCGCCGGTGGATGGCGGAGACGTCAGGATCGTGCGCGGCGAGTATTACAACGCGAGTGAAAAAGTTGAGGAGGGAAATCCCGATGGCAATTCCGAAGACCTTGCAGCAGAAACTTGACGAGGGACGCCAGTATCGGTCTATCGACGTGCGCGAGATGCGTGCGGCCGGTGAAGAGGGCAGTTATATCGTCGAGGGCTATGCGACCACGTTCAACCAGCCGTATGAGCTGCTCCGGTTTGATGACTACGTTCTGATTGAGCAGGTCGACCGGCACGCATTTGATAACACCGACCTGAACGATGTGATCATGCAGTACGACCACGAGGGCCGTGTGTTTGCCCGCACGAGCAACAACACGCTCACGCTTTCGCCGGACGATCACGGCCTGCACATTCGGGCCGACCTCGGCGGCACGGAGATTGGGCGGCAGCTCTATGAAGAGATCAAGGGCGGCTATACCGACAAAATGAGCTTCGGCTTTACTGTGGACGCCGATGAACGGCTCATCACGGAGGAGGACGGCATCACGACCGTGCTCCGCACCATCAAGCGCATCGGCAAGCTATACGATGTTAGCGCCGTGAGCCTGCCCGCGAATAATGCAACCGAAATCTCGGCTCGCAGCTACTGCGACGGAGTGATCGCAGAGCTGACGGAGGAGCGCCGGAAGGCCGAGGAGCGGGAGCGGCAGAAGCAGAAGATCAAGATCATGCTCAACCTGTAAGGAGGTAACAGAGATGGAAGTTAAAACTGCGACCATCGAAGAGATGGAGGCCCGCAAGGCCGAGATCGCTCAGCTCATCGATACCGATGACGCTGACCTGACCGCGCTGGACGAGGAAGTTCGCGCGATCAACACCGAGATCGAGACGCGCAAGGCGGCTGAGAGCCAGCGCGACGAGATCCGCAAGGCCGTCGCTGCTGGCGCCGGCGTAACCGTGAAAGAAATTAAGGAGGAGAATCACATGACCATCGAAGAGCTGCGCGGCAGCGCGAAGTACGCCGATGCGTACGCCAACTACATCAAGAGTGGCAACGAGAAGGAGTGCCGAACGCTTCTGACCGAGAACGGCCTCGGCTCCGGCAACGGCGGCGTGCCCGTCCCGACGCTGGTGGACGGCATTGTCCGTACCGCGTGGGAGAGTGACGAGATCCTGTCCCGCGTCCGTCGCACCTTCATTCGCGGCAATCTCAAGGTTGCCTTTGAGCGCAGCGCTGACGGCGCCTACGTTCACACCGAGGGCACCACGGCTGTCACCGAGGAGAGCCTGACGCTCGGCATCGTGACGATGATCCCGGCGAACATCAAGAAGTGGATTCGCATCAGCGACGAGGCGATGGCGATGGGCGGCGAGGACTTCCTCCGCTACATCTACGACGAGCTGACGCACCAGATCGTCAAGAAGCTCGCCGACCTTGTGGTCGCGGACATCACCGGTGCGAGCACCAGCCACAGCGCGACGGCTGTCGGCATCCCGCAGGCGTCCGTGGCTCCGTCTCTGACGGCCATCCCGACCGCTTACGCGAACCTCTCCGATGAGGCCCGCAATCCGGTCATCGTGATGAATCGCCTGACCTACGCCGACTTTGTTTCCGCGCAGGTCGCCGGCAACTTCTCCGTCGATCCGTTCATGGGCCTGCCGGTGCTCTTCAACGACAGCCTGCCCAGCTACGCGACCGCGTCCGCCGGCTCCGGCATCTATGCCTTCGTCGGCGATCTGAACGGCGCGAGCGTCAACTATCCGGAGGGCGATGGCGTGGTCATCAAGTGGGACGACCTGTCCGAAGCCGAGGCTGACCTGATCAAGGTTGTCGGCCGCCAGTATGCCGCGCACGCGGTGACTGCTCCCGGTCGCTTCGTCAACTTGGTCAAGCCGTCCGCGGTTACGACCTGATGAAGCTGCTGCTGAAACAGCGGCAGAGGATTTGGCACGAAGCCGGGGAGATCGTCGAGGTCTCTCCGGCGGAAGCCAACTTCCTGCTTTCGGTGGGCGCCGCAGTTTATGCTCCCGATAAGAGGGAGACACCGGAAGCCCCGGCGGCTGTGAAGAAGGAGACGCGGAGGAAAAAGTGATGCGGCTATTGATTGGCGTTCCAAGCACCGATTTTATGCACACCGAATTTGTCCAGAGCCTGACGGCGCTGCTAAAGCGGCTCCAGAGCGATGGCGTGGACTACGAGCTGCACATCGAGCCTGGGACGCTGGTCTATATGGCGCGTGACAAAATCGCGTGCAGAGCCATCAATGAGCGGTTCACGCACGTCCTCTGGCTGGATAGCGACATGGTGTTCACGCCGGATCTGCTGGACGATTTGCAGTTTAGCGGGAAGGACTTTGTGACCGGCATCGCGGTGAGCCGCCGGAAGCCGTTTTCGTCCTGCCTCTTTCGGTCGCTGGATCTGAATCATATCGAAAGATATGGCGACTGGGAGGAGCTGCCGAAGAACACGTTCGAGGTCGCTGGATGCGGCTTCGCTTGCGTGTTGATCGCGGTGGACATCCTTAAGGCAGTGCAGGAGCATTACAAAACGTGTTTCACGCCAGAGACGCTCTATGGTGAAGACACGGCATTCTGCAAGCGGGCGACGGCGCTCGGTTATCACATCTGGGCAGAACCGGCAGTCCGCGTGGGGCACATCGGGCATCTGACGATCTATCCAGACGAGTGTGCGAGGTATCGCGATGAGTGGCACTAGGGTGTTAATCACGGCTCCGCTTAAACAGGACGAGGGCATCTTCAAGGAGTTCCAGCGCTCGCTCGATGAGCTGACGATCCCGCACGGCGTGACCGTCGACCGGCATTTCATCGTCAACGACTGCGACGAGATCATCCCGTTCATCCGCGGCGCGAGCTATGAGGTTATCAACACCGGCGACCGCTACAACAAGGCAATCAACACGCACATCTGGACGCACGACAATCTCCAGAAGATGCCGCTGCTCCGCAACGCGACCATCAAGGCGGCGCTCGACGGCGGTTATGACTACTGGTGGAGCGTGGACACCGATCTGGTGCTCCAGCCGGAGACGTTGACGGCTCTGCTCGATGCCGATAAGGACATCGTCTCGGAGGTTTTCTGGACGCAGACCGATAAAGGCTCGTGGTGGTGTAATGCGTGGATGTTTGACCAGTGCGACAACGACGGCCACATCAAAGAGTGGCTGGAGCCTGGTCTGTACCAGGTCGGTATGACCGGCGCGTGCACGCTTGTCAAGACGGATGTTTTCCGACGCGGCGTTAGCTATGACGCGATCCCGTGCATCAAAAACGCGCTCTGGGGCGAGGACAGATGGTTTTGCATCAGGGCGGCCTGCGCAGGTGCCGAGATGTGGCTCGACACGCACTATCCAGCGGAACACCTCTACACGGCACAGATCTACAAGGAATATATGCAAAGGAGGCGCGGCAATGGCTGATCCTACACCTTTGACGCTTCTGCAAAAAGTGAAGCTGGCGCTGCGCGTGACCGTGGACGCCTATAACGAAGACCTGACCACGCTGATCGCGTCAGCTAAGCTCGACCTCGGAATCGGCGGCGTGGTGCTCCCGGAAACGCTGGACGAGATCTGCGAGAGGGCGATTATCACCTACTGCAAGATCCATTTCCTGACGCTGACAGATGGCGAGTATTCGCGGATGAAGGCGTCGTATGACGAGCAGAAGGCCCAGCTCGCGACCGCAACCGGATATACGAATTGGGGTGGCGTGACATGATGCGGCAAGACGTGCTGACGCTCATCAGCGAAACGCCAACTGCTCACGGCATTTTTGACACGCCGACCGAAGAGACGCGCGATGTGCTATGCTCGGTGCGTTCGGTTGGGTTCAATGAATTTTATCGGGCGCTTGAGCAGTCGCTCCTGCCGACGATGGTGTTCGTGCTGGCGGATTATGCGGAGTATCAGGGCGAGAAAATCTGCACCTATCACGATGTTCGCTACCGTATCGTGCGCACCTACATCACACCGCAGCAGACTATTGAGCTGACAGTAGAGGAGGCGACTGTCGATGCTTAGCGACATTGTTACGGCTCTGGCGGCTACCGGCTACGAGTTCGCACATTACGGATGGAGCAAAGCTCCGACGGGCGACTATGGCGTATACGCCGAAGACGGCGCGAACGACCTCGAAGCCAATGACAAGCACGCTGAGAAGGCCATCGTTGGAACGGTCGACTATTTCACGCGAAACGACACCGGAGCGCCGAAGACTGTTATCGAGGCGGCTCTTGATGCGTCGGGCGCGGCGTGGTCGCTTAACAGCATCCAGTTCGAGAAGGACACCGGATTCATTCACTACGAATGGGTGTTCGAGACGGGTGACTGACATGGCGACCATCGAGTTCAAAGGTCTGGCGGCCTATCAGAATCAAATCAACGCTCTGGCGAATCCGAAGATGGTCGAGAACATGTGCAAGTACAGCATCTACGACGCCGCGGGCATGGTTTGCGATGAAATCAAGAAGGAGACGCCGGTAGACACCGGCGACCTGCGAGATAGCGTCAAACTGGAGTCGATGCAGACCAGAGACGGCATGACCTACACAAAAGTCGACTTTGCCGGTTATGACCGTGACGGCACGCCGAATATGCTCAAAGCCCGCGCGATTGAAAGCGGAACGAGCCATATCCAAAAAAAGCCGTTTGTGCGGCCTACGGTGAAGCGCGTCACAAAGCTGGCTGAGTTCATGATGGACAAGGCTGTCAACGAGTATCTTTCCAAGTTCATGAAAAAGGAGAAATGAAAAATGGCTACTATCGGACTTTCCCGGCCTTATATCGCCCGCTATACCAACGCGGGCAGCACGGTCAGCTATGCCGGCGGCTGCCTGCTCGGCGGCGCGACTGAGCTGTCGATTGACCTCAACAGCGGCAACGACAACATCCTCCGCGCTGACAACGGCCCGCGCGAGAGCGACGACCAGTTTGCC